TTTTTACTCCAGGAACATGATGTTAAGTATACATTTAATGAAATGATGGCTATTCAAACACATGATGGTTTATATGATCCAGCAAATGAAAAGTATCTAAAATCATTTATGCCAGAAACTAAACCAAGAACTTCACTACCATTTATACTACATCAGGCAGATATGATGGCAGCAAGAATTGAGTTTGAAATTGAATGGTTACCTAAATTTAAGAATAACTTGGATGCTAGCAAGAGTAATTTTACATTGGGTAACAATAATAAAAAACAACACATTGCTTCTACAAAAAATAAAGCCTTAGGTGAAATTAAAAGTGAAGGGTTGAAAAATTTATTTGATAAGTTATGATCACAACAGTAATAATATCAATTTTATCAGTTATAGTCGTACTCCTTGGGTTTACGACTTTTAACTTAATGCGTAAAAATGAAAAACAAGAGGATATTTTAGTAGGATATATGAAATATCTAAATAAGCTAACAACAGCTATTGAGGAATCAGATAAACGTTTAAAAGTAATTGACGAAAAAGGATTATTCAAATCAGATGATGAAATTGGATGGTTTTTTAAAGAAATACAAAAACTTCAAATGATTTTGAATGAGTTTAGAATTAAAGATATGTAATGGATTCAATTATAAGGAAAAAGAAAAGGAGGCCTAAGTCAAAAAATTATTTTACTCAGGAAACAGAAGATGCTATTGTTAAATATAATGGTTTAGACGCTACAGTCGATGAAGAAGAAAGAAGTAAAATATATCAAGACCATATCCACTATCCATTTTTTAAACTTACTGAAAATATAATCCATACATTTAAGTTTTACTACACTGAAGTAGATGAAATTGAACATTTACAACATGAAGTAATTACATTTTTATTATCTAAAATACATTTATTTGACCCAACCAGAGGAGCAAAAGCATATTCTTATTTTGGGACTATAGTAAAAAGATATTTAATATTATCAAATCAAAAAAATTATAAAAAAAGAATTGATAAATCTCCTTATGAAAATTTATTAGAAGATCCAAATCATTCTTATACACCATCTCCAGATGATGCTAGAGACCCACTTTCAGATTATATTGAAGAGTTTGTAGAATATGTTACTGAAAATATTTATGAATTATTTCCTAAAGAAATTGATGCTAAAATAGCAGATGCCATATTAGAATTATTTCGAAAAAGAGAAAACATTGAAATATTTAATAAAAAAGCATTGTATATTTTTATTCGAGAACAAGTTAATGTAAAAACTCCTAAAATTACAAAAATAGCAGATAAGTTATATGCTATCTTTAAAAAGAACTATACATTTTATTTAGAACACGGATATACAAACTTTTAGTTTTAATATTTATAATAAACTAGAATGTATGTATTATGTCACAATTAGATAAAATAGTATTTGGAAAGAAAAAATTTTCGGATCTTCTTGAAGAAATTTATAATAATCAAAAGAAAAAAGAAGGACAAATCGGTGCATTAATAACCGAATTAAAACCACTTATTTCAGATATAGGAGATGCAACTCTTATAGTACCCCTTATTAAAGAATATATGGATATTGGGGTTAAAAATGATGATTTACTTATTAGAATGACTACTATAGTCCAACGTGCTTTACAAGCTGAAGCAAATGGAGATGAAAGTTTTGGAATTTCACAGGAAGAAAAAGATCAACTTTTATCTGAGATAAATAAAATTGCAGATAAAAATAAAAAATAATGGATTTAAGATATGGTCTTTCAGGGTTAGGGAGTGATATCATATCTCCAGGTGATACATCTAGTGGAGGTGGGGGTGGTACAACTATCTCCCCTGTTAGAGTTGTAGACATAGTTTTAAACGATTCACATCCTAGATTTGAAGAAGTTGGAGGTTGGAATGGTTTAGGTACAATTTTTTTTCAATCTACTCAAGCACCTGTATTTGGGGAACAAACATCTGATGAAAAAGCCAAACCTGCATTATCAAATTCAAAACAACTCCCTCTTATAAATGAAATAGTATATACCTTTTCCCTCCCCAACCCAAATAACCAATTAGGGGGTACAAGTGAAGAATTATATTATTTTAATACAATAAATGTTTGGAATAGTCAACACCATAATGCTTTACCTAATGGTTTAACACTAGAAGAAAACCAAAAAGCAGATTATACATCATCAGCTGCTGGTAATGTTAGAAGAATTGAAGATGGTAGTACTGAAATTAATTTAGGTTCTACATTTGTAGAACGATCAAATATAAACCCATTATTACCTTTTGAAGGTGATGTAATATATGAGGGTAGATGGGGTAATAGTGTTAGGTTTGGTTCAACAGTTACAGGATCAGTAAATGATTGGTCTGAAACTGGTGAAAATGGTGACCCAATTACCATTTTACGTAATGGTGAAGACCCAGATAATAACCCAGATGGTTGGGTTCCTGTAGTAGAAGATATAAATAAAGATTTATCATCTATTTGGATGACTTCTACACAACAAATACCAATAGAAATAGCAAGTTCAAATTATAATTCATATTCAACACCCCCAGAAACACCTAATCAATATGTAGGTACACAAGTTATAGCTAATTCTGATCGCATATTACTTAATAGTAAAACGGATCATATTATGCTTTCTTCAGCTACGTCGATTAACATGAATTCTGTAGATAGCGTGAATATAGACACTGAAGAACATATAGTAGACGCGAGTTCTATATTATTAGGTAGTAAAGATGCTACTGAAGCTTTAATGTTAGGAAATAAAACAATTGAACTTATGGGTAAATTAATAGATGAAATGAATGCTATTAATACCCAATTAAGTGCTTTGGTTTCATTACCCCCAGGAGCTCCCTTTGCTCCATTAAATGCCCAAGCAGTTGCATCCCAAACATTACTTACTAGTTATAAAGCACAATTAAATACTTTACTTTCTAAACAAAATAAAACAATATAATGGCAGGTCTTGGAGGTATAGTAGCACTTTTAGTAAAAAATGCAGTTAAATCTGCGGTAAAATTTGAATTAGCAATAGATCCTATTATAGCTAGATTTGAAGGTGTATGTCCCCCAAAAGCGGAGTTAGATAAAATTCTTGAACAAAAAAATCAATTATCCCAAGCTGTTACACAAATTGAAACATCATTAACATCTTTAAGCAGTACAGGTAATACTATAGATGGTATAGTAACAGGAGTTAAAGCTGGGGTAACTTTAATTAAAGCACTCCCATTACCAACTTCCGTTCCTCCGGGTGTAGGTATCCCTCTTAATGTTATTAATGGATTTTCAGATACTTTAGATATTTTAGGGGTTTTACTTAAAGAATTTGGTGGTGTAACTTCACAAATTGCTCCATCATTAGAAATTATAACTAGTACATTAGCAAATGTTAATGCAAAATTAGCAGCATTAGATGGGTTACTTGCAGGGTGTTTGCAATCCGAAACTGAAGGAATGACAGATCTAGAAAAAGAAGAATTTTTTCAAAATTTAGGTATAGATTTATCTTCACAAGATACTACAGGGAGTAGTAATAACCCCAATAATAGTGCTGAAGGTGAAAATACAGATGTTAATGAAACTTTAGAAAGTAGGTTAAGTCCAAATTCTAATAATCCTATAGTTTATAAAGGATTTACTATTATATTAGATAATGATGCAGGAAATCAATTTTCATTTCCTAGCCGTAGAGCAATTGGAACTAATGAAGAAGGAGTAAAAATAGTAACACCTTTTTCCTTTAGTTCATCAACTCAAGTATTAATAGATGCTATTCAATTTCAAATTAATCAAACTGATTCATTAGAATTAGCTAGATTAGCTAATGAAGCTAAATTACAAGAAATTGAAATAGAAGAAAATTATGAACTCCAAAAAGTTCAAGCAGGTTTTAGAGAAAGAGAATTCCTTAAAAAAGTTAGTACTGTATTTTTTGGAGTATCAAAAAGAGACCAACATAAAGCACTCCCAGAAATAAGACAATTATATAATATAACAATTTCAGCATATGAGGCATTAAAAACAATAGATCCTGTTAAAGCTTCAAATGATAAATTTCTTGAAACAAAAGGAATAACTACCTCATCATCAACCCCTAAAAAAGTAAAATTAAATAAAAAACTTAAACAAATAAAAGATATATTAACATTTGCTAATGAAAATTTTAAAACTCTTAAACAAAAAGTAAGTGAAGTATCAACCCAATCAACTGAAACTTCAGTATCTACAATTGCAGGTGTTGCCAATGCAACTAGTTTTGGTGGTGGGAATAGTAATTTATATTCTCCTATTGGACGACCAGGCTCAGTAAATGGGGAAGTTGTATTTAGGAGGGGTCAAGCCTGGAGATTTTTAGGAGGAACCTCTGACAAATGGGTAAAACATACAATTTCTTATGCTCCATTTTCAAGTGGGGGTGGAAATAAAACTGAATTTAGAGATAAAAAAATAGAAATAAGGAATAAAATACAAAAAGACACATATCGTTGGGATCCATTATTCCAAAAATGGACATTTGTTTCATCAACAATCCTATAAAATAAGTTAAAAATTTAATATTTATAATCAAAAATACAATGAAGTCTACAGAACTTAAAAAAATGATCAAAGAAGCTGTTAAAGAAGCTATTCAAGAAGAATTAAAAGATATTCTTTTAGAAGCTGTTCGCTCACCTAAAACTGTAGTATCAGAAAATGTTTCGATACCTACCCCACAACTATCTTCTCAACCTACAATTAATGCTAAGGCAGAATATAAAAACATTATGGATGAAATGATGGGTGGAGGATCAACTCATACAACAAATTCCCCAGGAAAGTTTGTTCCAAGACCTGTAGATCCTGCAAATGGTGCTTTACCTGAAGGAGATTTAGGAATGGATCAAATTATGAGTCTTTTAAATAATAAATAATGGCACAAAGAATAGCAAATAGATTCCCAGCTGATCTTAATAAGAATCAAGCATTAGGTGTTGGATTACCTTTTAATGCTAATGCTGTCTTTAATCAAAATTTTACTACAAAAGATCAAACTAAATCAAACTTAATAAACTTTTTTTTAACAAATAAAGGTGAAAGACCTTTTCGCCCAAATTTTGGGGCTAATTTAAGAGAAGATATATTTCAAACAGCAACTGAATCTGATTATGATCTTTTAAAAGAAAAAATATCATTTGAAATGAGGCAAAATTTTCCAAATATTAATTTAGATGGGATAAATGTAATAGGAAGTGAAGATCTTAATACTATTAGAGTAACTATTTCATATAGTATAAAATCATTTGGAATAACAGACGAACTAAATTTAACATTTGAATAAATGGAAACTAAAAATATAAAATATTTAAATAAGGATTTTTCAACACTTAATCAACAGTTAGTTGAGTACGCCAAAACTTATTATCCTAATACTTATACAGATTTTACCCCATCATCCCCAGGTATGATGTTTATGGAAATGGCTTCATATGTTGGTGATGTTCTTTCATTTTATTTAGATAACCAAATTCAAGAAAATTTCCTTCAGTTTGCTCGTCAAGAAAATAATTTATATAATTTAGCTTACATGATGGGGTATCGACCTAATGTAACTAATGTATCTTCTGTTGATATTGAATTTTATCAACAAGTACCTTCAATTTTAAGTGGATCAGTTTATATCCCTGATTTTTCTTATGCTGTTCAATTACCAGCACAAGCACAAATAGGTTCAGAATTACAATCAATCTCCCCATTTTTAATAAATACTAGTGTAGATTTTAGTTTTTCAAGTTCAAATGACCCAACAGAAGTTACAGTATATAGTGTAAATGGAAATAATCCAGAATATTTTCTTTTAAAGAAAACAAGAAGTGCTGTATCATCTTTAATAAATGTTCAAGATTTTTCATTTGGTAGTCCCCAACAATTTCAAACAGTAGAAATTAATGCATCTAATATCGTTGAAATTTTAGATTGTTTTGATAGTGATGGTAATGAATGGTATGAAGTAGATTATTTAGCACAAGATGTTGTATTTGATTCTATTAGAAATACTAATACAAATGATCCTAATTTTACTGAAGATGCAGATGATGCCCCTTATTTACTTAGACTAAAACAAGCAGATAGAAGATTTGCAACTCGTTTTATAGGCCCTTCAACTTTACAAATCCAATTTGGTTCTGGAGTTGTTAATAATAATGATGAGACTATAGTCCCAAATCCAGATAATGTAGGGTTAGGATTGCCATTTGAAGAAAATAAATTAACCACATCATTTTCACCATCAAATTTCTTATTTACAGATAGTTATGGTATATCTCCATCTAATACAACATTATCTATTAGATATTTAACTGGAGGTGGAGTTCAAGCAAATGTTCAAGCAAATGTACTTAACCAATTACAATCTAGTGAGTTTTCATTTATTAGTAATGAATTAGATCCTACTACTGCTAATTACGTATTTAATTCAATTCAAATAAATAACCCCATAGCTGCAGATGGTGGTGGTGATGGAGATTCCGCAGAAGAAATTAGACAAAACTCTATGGCTCAGTTTAATTCACAAGCAAGAACTGTAACACAAGATGATTATTTAGTTAGAGCTTTAAGTTTACCTTCTAAATATGGTTCAATTGCTAAAGTTTTTGCTTCTCCAAAATTAGCTAATAATACAACACCAGAAGAAAAAATTGCTGCATTGGATTTATACTGTCTTTCTTATGATAGATCTAGACATTTAAGACAACCTTCCGAAGCTTTGAAAAATAACCTTAAAACATATCTCTCTCAATATCGTATGATTAATGATGCTGTTTCAATAAAAAATGGATATATTATTAATATTGGGGTAAATTTTGAAATTATTGTATTACCTAACTATAATAGTAATGAAGTAATTTTAAGATGTATTAACACTTTAACAACCTTTTTTAGTATTAATAGATGGCAAATAAATCAACCTATTATATTTAGGGATATTTATGCAGCTCTAGATGTTATTGAAGGTGTTCAAACTGTTAAAAATGTATATTTTAATAATCTTAGTGGTGTAGATAATGGATATTCTGAATATGGTTATGATATTGAGGGTGCTACAATAGATGGTGTACTTTATCCATCCATTGATCCATCTATATTTGAAGTAAAATACCCCGAACAAGATATTAAGGGACGCGTGGTATCCTATTAATTTTTAATATTTATAATTAAATAAAAATATGCCCTTTATAGAATTATTACATAGCTTTGATAAAACAAATTTCGACTTAGAAGATGGAGCACCATCTGGTGGTCCTATTAATGCTAGTAATTATGGGCATCAACATACTTATACTCCCCAAAATAAATTTAAAGATAGCCCTGAAGGAGATAAAAGTACAGGTTTATTAAAAGATGAAGGGTTTGATGGAATTGAAGGTTTAGATTTAGAAAATAATGGTCCCAAAAATGTTCCATTATATAATCATAACCAAAATTATACCCCTACAGATGAATTCATTAATAGCCCAGCCCATAATGGTTTACTTGATGATGCTGCTTTTGATGGTCCTGATCAATTAGATATTGAAACTGACCCTAAAACATTTTTCCCTAAAACAAATGGAAGAAATTCAACTTTTGTGCAAAACTGGGGACCAAATGCTAATGAATTTGTAAATAGTGAGCAAGGTAGTAAAACAGGAGGTAAATTATATCCTACCACAGACCCAACTCTTCCAACTCTTACCGATGCATTTGATGGGGATTTAGATTTAGAAAATAATGACCCTGCAATTGTTGGAATAAGTGGTGGTGGTAAAAAAGGATTCCAACCTCAATATACCCCTAAAAAAGGACAAGGATATATAACTCCAGGTGAACAAGAATCAGATTTAGTAAAAGTAGAACCTGGGGGAGAAGTTAAAGATTTAGGCTCACTTAAAATTACAGCATTAGATATAGCTTCAGATGAAGCAGGAACAGAACAAGGAGGTTCAGGAGGTCCTCGTAGAATAGTAGATCAATCTAAAAAATCCTTTAATTCAGGACAATATACAGTAACACGTGCTGGAGGTTTAGGAGTTGGAAGTATTGCAGGTATGAATGGCCAGGGAGGAGGAGTAATTACTCAAACATTACATACATATACTCCTCAAAATCCTTATTTTGAAGCTGGTGGTTTAGATTTAACCCCTATAGGATCAGCCCAAAATGTAAATTCAGTACCTTTTACTCCAAAAAATAATATTGTTGAAAGCAATGAAGAAAAAGGATATGACGCAACAATTTAATAAAAAATAAACAATGGCAGTATATAAATTATTTCCGGAAAAAGACGCAACGTTATATTCATTATTTCCACAAATGAATACAGGTCTAGATTCTCAAATGGAATCTACGGCTACTGCTTTTGCTCCAACTACCCCAAACCCTCAAGTATCTCGTTTTTTAATACAATTTAATAACACAGAAGTAGGAAATGTACTTGATAACTTAATAGATGATAATGCAGGTACATCTTGGAAAGCATATTTGAATTTATTTTCATCTAAAGCAACAGGGTTAGCATTTAATACTACAATTGATATTCATGTATTAGCTAAACCTTGGGATATGGGTACTGGTCTTTATTTAGATTCACCTTTAACAACTAATGGGTGTAGTTGGATTTGGGCCGGATACTCAGGCTCAACAAGATGGTTACCTGCTGGGGATCCATTTACAAATGCTTATGGTAACTACACAGGATCATTTGTTACAAGCTCAGTTGAAGCCGGTGGTGGTGTTTGGTATACTGAAACAACAAATGGTTCAACAGCCCATGGTTGGGATTTATCCTCATCAGTTACTTTTAATTTTAGAAGTGATTTAGATGTAACTCAAGATGTAACAGAATTAGTATATCAATTTGCAGGTGTTAATAATACGGGTTCGGCAATTCCAAATAATGGGTTTTTAGTTAAACTTACAGGAAGTCAAGAATTTGTATCAAGTTTTGATGTTCAACCTGAATTAAAATATTTTACAGTTGATACTTCAACTATATACCCACCTCAATTAGAATTTAGATGGGATGATTTTTCATGGTTACCTGACACAGGTTCTCAATCAATTCTTACTTCATCAACCCCTTATGTTTCAATAGCACAAAATCCAGGACAATTTAACCAAAATGCTGTAAATAGATTTAGAGTAAATTCACGTCCTGAATATCCTGATGTTGTGTTTCAAACAGCATCAATATACACAGAAAATTACTACCTCCCAGAAGGTTCAACTTATGCTATAAAAGACTTGGATACCAACTTATTTGTTGTTAATTTCGACCCCACTTATACTAGAATAAGTGCTGATTCATCTTCTGGATATTTTGATATTTACATGGATGGTTTAGAACCTGAAAGATATTATAAAATTTTAATATCAAGTAGTTTAGGAGGAAATGAATATGTTTTAGATAATAAATATTACTTTAAAGTAATTAACGGATAATGAAAAGACTTGACCTAAATAAAAATGTTTTTAATAAAGAAGATTTTTTAAAAACAGTAGATACTTCTTTCACACAGCTTATACCTCCAACTCCCGTGGAGGTTCCTGCTATGAATGTGGATGAATTTTTTGCTGAATATGATAGGTTATTTTATGAAATCCCAAAAGAAGGTGCTACTAATTCTCATACTTATTTAGTTGAGACTAGTGGTGAGTATATTAATTACGATAAAATAAATGCAGAAATTCAAGCTTTATTAGATGAAATTGCTTCATTAAGACAAGAAATATTAACATTAAATGAAGAAAAATTAGATTTACAATTAGAATTAGCAAATACTAATACTCAAAATTTAGAAGCAAGACAAATTATAGTACAAGACCCCCTTGCAACTTTAAAAGGAGAAACAAGAAATCGATCATAATATATGTCAACAATTACCCAAATATCCCCAGATAAGTTTGCGATTCAAGATTATACTTTTGAAGATTATGATATTGTTCCAAATTTTGAAGTGACTTCAATATTTGAACCTAGTGGAAGTTTAGTTGAATATTTTATATATGATGCTAATTCTAATTTATTATCCTCAAATTATAACTTCCCAGGTTATTCATTTACAGAAGATCCTTCAATTACAAATTTAGGAGGTTTTTCAACAATGGATCTTCATCCTGAAGAAGACTTAATTAATACAGGGTATGATGTAGGACAATATAATGTAGTTTATAATTTTTTCCAAAACCAACTAAATAGTGATGTTAATAATACATTCTACATTTCAGAGTTATCAACAGATAGAACTGAAATAAAATTAGAAAGTAATGTTATTCAAGGTGCTTTAGAAGCATTTCCATCATTTAAAGAAAGTTTAGAAGGAGAAGATTATTTTAATGAATTTTACTTAAATTTTGGTGATAATCAAATTATAATAGCTGTTAATGCTGTTTTATATGAAGGATCAATTGTAATTAAATTATACGAACCATTACCCCCATCATTTAATACAAAATCAACTTGTTGGGTAACTTTAAAAATTTCAGATCCTGTAGCTTATAATGTAAATTTAATATCACCAATTGAAGAAATTGATAGTGTTCCATTCTTAAAAGGACCTAATACAAATCTCCAAATTCAAAGTGAAATTAATAATTCTACAGATTTAGGTTCTATAAATGACATTATTGCTACAAATTTAACAAGTTCATTCCAACAAGTTAATAGTTTATTAGATGAAAAAGGAATATCAATTAATGTTGATTATACAGATTTTAACAATTTTATTCAATATAGTTCGGCTGAACAGAGATTATTAAATTTTTATACTAAAGTATCTCAAATTGAGGATAATACTAATGATTTAATCAATTTTGATTTTAAAATAACTGGAGATACATCAGCATCATTTTATATATCAGAAAGTAAAGCAGCTTCACAACATAGAATAGATAATATTATTAAAAACTTTGATGGTTATGAATATTATTTATATTATGAAAGTAGTAGTACTGCATGGCCTAAACAAAATGCAGAACCCCCATTTAAATTATACTCTACAGGTTCAACTGAAGTATTAAATTGGATTGGAAATAGTGTAGAAGGTACAATTATTCCTAATAATATATTTCCTTATGGTCCCTATGGAGGTATGGCTTTATCAGCTTCACAATATGATGCTGAAAATGAAAACAATCTTTTATATGCAATGCCCGAGTTTGTTTTAAATGATTCTCAAAATGAACCTTACCAATTATTTGTAGAAATGTTAGGTCAACATTTTGATAATATTTGGATATATTTAAAAGATGTTACTAATAAATTTGATGCTGATAATAGATTAAATTTTGGTATTTCTAAAGATTTAGTAGCACAAGCAGTTAGAGATTTTGGTTTAAAAATCTACCAAAACCAATTTTCATCAGATAATTTATACTCAGCATTTTTAGGTATTACTCCTTCAGGTAGTCTTTTACCGTATACAGGTTCAGAACTTATTACTACATATGTAACGGCATCTTCTGCTATTACTCCATTAAACGACGTTAATAAATCGATATATAAACGTTTATATCATAATTTACCATATCTTCTTAAGAAAAAAGGTACTATACCTGGTATTAAAGCTTTAATTGCTTCTTATGGTATACCTAATACAATTTTACGTGTTAGTGAATTTGGGGGTAAAGATAGAGATAATTCAAACGATTGGGATTATTGGTATAATAAATTTAATTATGGATTTTATACATCAGGCTCAAATTTTGTAAGTAGTAATTTTGAAGTAAATTCTACATGGGGAGCTGAAAATCGTAGACCAAGTGCTGTTGAATTTAGATTTAAAAGTGATGGAGCACCTACAGAGCATTTTACTCAATCTTTATGGTCTACAGATAATGGAATTGCTTTAAACTTAGAATATGAAAATTCAGGATTAACTTCAGGTTCATATTCAGGTTCAATAGTTAGTACATATAAAGATTATGGATATTTAAGATTATACCCAGACCCAACAGATTTAACAGTTAGTGCAAGTGTTTACTTACCTTTATTTGATGATGGTTGGTGGTCAGTATTAATTAATAGTGGTAGTACTGGGTATGATTTATATGCTAAAAATAAAATATACATTGGAGATGATGCCTCATACATAGGTTTTCAAGCATCTTCCTCAATTCAAGAAGTTAATACTTTATGGGAAAATGCTGCAACTAGTACATTTGCTAGTGGTAGTAATGAATATTTTTCAGGTAGTTTACAAGAAATTAGATATTATAAACCAGCTTTAAGTGAGTCTGTATTTAATGATTATGTTCAAAATCCTCTTTCATCAGAGGGTAATACATTAAACTCATCTCCATTAGAATTAATATTTAGAGCACCTTTAGGCTCAGAATTAGATTCAGGTTCACTTGAATCTATCCACCCAAAAATCACAGGGTCTTGGGAAGTAACACAATCTTTTCAATCAGGTAATAGTAATTTTGCTTATAATACTACTCCAATATTTGTACCTAATACTGAATATATCTTTTTAGATCAACCAGCGGCAGGTATTAGAAATAGAATTACAGATAAAGTAAAAGTTGGAACTCAAATTTTACCAAGTGGTAGTAATCAAGTATTATCTCAATATAGAAGTATTGAACAACAATTACCTCTATCACAATCATTTACACCAGATGTTAATTCAATTGAGGTTGCATTTTCTCCACAAAATGAAATTAATGATGATATAATTGAACAAATTGGTTATTTTAATTTGGGTGAAAAAATAGGAGATAATCGTTATAATTTCTATACTAGAAGTACTAATCCAAATTTCTACGAATTTACTAAAAATGAAAATGTTCCTTATAGAACAGATTATCAAGATTTAACTCAATTCTCAAGAGAATATTTTGAAAAATATACATCAAATTATAATGCCTTTGATTATATAAGACTTATTAGATTTTTTGATAATTCATTGTTTAAAATGATTAAGGATTTTGTTCCTGCTAAATCATCTTTATCAACTGGGGTTGTTATTAAACAACATTTACTTGAAAGAAGTAGATACCCACACGTTAAAGTAAACCCAACAACTAAAATTGCAAGAGTACAAGGTACAGGATCAGCTGATGATACAATGGTTGATTATAATGTTAAAGATTTAGCTCTTAGTGGATCAGTTTCAATTGGGTCTATTAAAGGGGGTGCTGGTGGTGGACCAAATGTTTATAATCAAATAGCAAATAACCCATATGAACAAAGTATAGGTACAGAATTACCATCAGGAATACCAGTTACAAACTTAACCCAATCATTTACACAATCTTTAGATACAATAGGAGGTATATTTGAAACTATTAACTCTAAACAAGAAGAATTTTATAATGGTGAATATAGTGGATCTGAATATGTTGTAGAAGATGGTGAATTGAGTCCTGGATGTTTTGTTTATTTACATGGATTACCAAACACAATTGCTTTCACAGCATCTATATTTAATAATACTTCATCAGTTACAAATGAGAGTAGATTTACAGATCCTGTTAATACTCCTATGGTTAATGGATATACATACTTCTATGGAAAGGGTAATAGTAGTACTAGAGGTCAGGTTGAATTAATAAGAATTTCAAAATATAATAATGATGGTGAATTTTTAACTAATGAATTATTTTCATTAAATTCATTCTCTTCACTTTCAGATGATATTGGACCTGTAGTATATCAATTTGATGCACCCCCAACAGATTTAGGTTCTGATTTACTTTATCGAGTAAGTAATGTTGCTCAATTTCCCACTTTTACAAATAATGTTAATGTAGATAGATCTTTTAGTGTGGGGATGACATTAGAAACAGGCGGTAGGTTTAATATAAATGCTGAATTATTTCCAACCCAATCTTTTTTAATTAATTATACTGCTGATCCTAACTACCAAAATAAAACATTTTTTCCTTTAAGTGCTCAAAATACAGTAACATCAACTGCGGCTAATGGTAGTGGTAGTACAGCTCATTTTAATTTTAGAGAAACTCAAAATTTTCCAACAAGCAGTTTGTGGAATCCTGAGTTTGGTGAATTTTATAATTTTTATACTAATGCTAGCATGTTAAACATGCAAGCTGGTTATGTTCCCCCTAATTTTAATTTTAATGCAAATGTAGGATGGACTGCATTAGCAGGAAGTGGATCGTGGGATTCGGGTTCAAACGAAGCAAAAGTACAATTTTGTATAATAGAATCAAAAGGATTTTATGAAGATAACCCACAAAATAGAGTAATATTAGCTGATCCTTTAAATCAATATTATAAATTAAATACCTCAACATCCCATAGTTTAGGTTTAGTTGCTACACCTTATGATGATTCGAATTTTCAAGCAACCATTAGCCAATCTACAGATGCAGATGTTAGATATTATTTTGGGTTTGTCTTCAATGATTATACTCAAGTAAAATCTTCTTTTGTTATTGGACAACCAGCAATGTTTGGTGGGGGAACTCAAACGTGGGATGGATATAGTATTATAGCAGATTTTAATCAAGATTCACCTAATGGATCTTCCCCAAATTATAGACAAGGTTCACCATTTGATAATGTTTACCAATCAAACGCCCCAGGAGATTTTTTAAATTCAGATTGTGATGTTTTACAAGGAAATGCTACTAAAGATAGACCAGGAACATTATATTATGATGTAGATTATGCCACAAGCCAATATACAGCAATAAATGAAGAAGCAATTTTAAATGGTACTGCACCTTTTGCATCTGTTCAAAATTCAAATTATACTACATTAAGTCAAATTAATCCTAGATATAATGGTTCAAGAACATCTTCCCCTAAATTTAATATTTGGGCTCCTACAACAGCACCTGATGGGGTTACCTATAGTTCTCAAAATACATTTGGTAAATTACCTACTGTAAGTAGAGAAAAAACATTTTTTGCATATTGTGATTTCTTTAATGGTACATCCCCAGAATTAAACAATAAAACACTAGCTCACGTACAATTTTTAGTAGATCAGGATGGGAATACTATTCCACCTGATAGTTCATCTTTATATATTACCCAAAATTCTTTCCAAACTGGAGAAACAGTACTTATTAATTTAGATGATCCTACACGATTTGAAACACCTATGAATGAATTAAATGGTGGTAAAACTATTATAAGAGGTGGTACAAGAGTTGATGCTTTATTGTATTCTGATAGTGGTAGTACATTTGCAGGAGCAAATGGATATGGAAGTTCTAATAGTGGTTCCATACAATTTGATACTGGTTCATTTACTGTAAACAATTACCAGTTTGGTTCAACAAATACAGTAGATAATACTCCAACTATTGCTAATGGGGTAAATCTATATTCAAGTTGGAATAATGATACATTAGCTAATGCTCAATGGTCTAATTCAACGGATACATTTACATTTTCAAGTGATACAAATTCCCCCGTTAAATTCTTAGCTCAATTAGGTTTAAGATTTTTTTCAGCTGGAGGAACAGTTGTAGTTTATATTGTTAAAAATTGGACATCTGGTACTCCTACACAAGATATGATTTTAGCCCAAGATTCTTTTGGAGGGGGTGGAAGTGTAACCAACGTATTTAATTTAGATACAGGATTCCAAAACTTTGAAAGTGGAGATACAGTAAAAGTAATTTATGATGCTAGTGTATCAGGTACAACAAAAGTTTTTAATGCTGCAACAGGGGGATCAGGATTTAATGATTCTTTCTCATCAATTAACCAAATAAATCCAAATGGTTCCTCAGATCCTATGTATTGGACTTCAGGTAGTAACTGGGATAGATTATGGTTAACAGGATCTTTAGGTTTATCTTCAGCTTATGGATCTAGACAAGTTCAAACTTGGGAACAATCAAATGTAAATAGCACAGATGATCCAAGACCAGAATTTGATCCTATAATTCAAAACTTTACAGTTGAAGTAGGAGATGAAATTAGGTTTAATGGAGCTGAAGCTTATACTAGAATGATTTCAGCTGTAAAATTACCAAGTGAAGAATCTGATGGATTACTTAAAATTCTATTAAATGATTCAATGTCTACAGCTGCAAATGAACAACACTTCTTATTAAGAAGATATGTAGATGATGCTTCATATGTATTAATTGATACAGATAAACCAGAAGGAAGTACATCACCTGGTACAACAATATCAGAATTTGTAACAAAGAAACTAACAGATAATAAAGATGAAGCTGTATCAGCTATTATAAAATCTAATGCAGGTAATTAATAGTTTAATATAGCTTGGACAACAAATAAAACTTTAATATATTTATACAACGATAATATTTATAATAAAATACACCCATGGGATACTTAAATAATAACGTAGTAACAGTTGATGCTATCTTAACAACAAAAGGAAGAGAATTACTTGCTAAAGGTGATGGTTCTTTTACTATAACACAATTTGCTTTAGGAGATGATGAAATAGATTATACATTGTATAATCCTAATCATCCTTCAGGATCTGCTTTTTATGGTCAAGCTATTGAAAATTTACCTTTAATTGAAGCAATTCCAAATGAAATGCAATCAATGAAGTATAAACTTGTTACTTTACCAAGAGGAACAGCTAAAATGCCTGTACTTGATGTCGGTTATACAGCAATTACCTTAAGACAAGGTGCTTCATTAGCAATTACACCACAAACATTAAATTATTTAGGTGATAATCAATTATTTGAATCTTCAGGGTATACAGCAACTATTGGTGATATTAGAACAATGGCTGAATTTACAGCAACAGGAATTGACACCCCACAAGCTGCAGCTGCTAACCAAACAACTACATTAGGAACCTCAGTTTCTAAAACAGTTATTGGTACTTCAATTACATTAAGAGCAACCACAGTTAATACTTTATTTGGTAATAACACAGCTTTATATACTACATTAACAGTAATTGGTAGAGATTCAGGAGCAAGAATAACAATCCCCGTAACAATTACTCAAACTAATTAAAAAATAGAAAATGGCATCATTTAAACAATTACAACCCTCAGATTTTGTAATCTCCTCAGATTCAGTAGCTGGGACATTATGGAGTACAGGTAACCCAACATTAACTACCTTTTTCACTTCATCAACTCAAGCAGCATCTTCAGCTGGAGATTATTTTTTATCAGTTTACCAAACAGCTTCATCTGAAGATAGTGCCGCCATCCAATTTGATATTGCATACGCTAATGCTAATGGTAGTGGTAGTTTATTATTTGATTCAGCTGTTAATGGACAATCACCTACAAGATCACTTTATGGTCAATATAGAAGTTTAGTTTTAGAAGATGAAAACGCTCAATTTGTGTTTGGTGGTGTAACACAATCAGATTTTTATGTTCTTAATTTTGAAAGAGCCCAATATAAACAAGAATTATTTTTAGGTTCATTTAATTTAACATTATCAGGTTCAGCTGCAAACAGACAATTAGATTTAACAGATAATAGTCAAGAAGTAACAGTAGTAGAATTTAATGGTGCTGGTAGAGTTTATCAATTAATATCAGGATCTAACGGTGTAGCAGATACACAATTAAATGCTAATGGATATACTGCTAGTTCAGGTTCGTATGGTTTACTACTTCCAGACATTGGTGTAGCACTTTTAAATGCTGCTGCTTTAGATATAGCACCTCAAGAAGGTATTACATTAGGTACAGCTAGAAGTAGCAATACAGATGATAATAATAATTCAAAATTATTTGCTACTATTAATAGAGGTAAATCCTTTTTATTAAATTCACAAGAAACTATTTCTTCAGATTTTATATTTGTTAGAGCACAAAACCAAGAATTTAATTACTCAGAAAACCCATCATTTATTTCAGGTTCTAGTGGTGAAGTACTATTCCAATCTTTTATTAATAATCCTCAAACTTATGCTACAACGGTAGGTTTGTATAATGATACTAATGATTTAGTAGCAGTAGCAAAATTATCAAGACCATTAGAAAAAGATTTTACAAAAGAAACGTTAGTACGCATTAAATTAGACTTTTAAATGAATGAGTGCATTCAAACAATTTTTAGCCAAGGACATAAAGCTTGTCCCCTTTACTGTTAATAAACAGTTTTCATTTGAAAATAGCGAATTTTACGCTGATGAGAGTGAATACCATACCTATAAGCAATTTGTAGGTATAGATAGGTTTATGGGTAAAAATCTTAGTGGTTCATTATTTGAAACTGCTACTGATCCTACTACAGGTCACTCACAATCTTTATATCAAAGACAAGTATATGATTCTGTAAAAGAATTATATTATTCTAACTTTTTATCATCAAGTTGGGGTGACCCAGGAACAGCAATTCAAAGGGAAGAAATTTCGGGATCATATAATACACCAAGTTATTATAATTATTTATCTAGTACTTTAACAGCATCTAGACATTTCCCAACTGCATCTAATGCAGAACTTTCAGTTATATCAATCCCATCAAAATTATTTGGAGAATATATACAACCAACTTCATTTAAATTTGAATATCAAGATACTTCAAGTACTCGTTTAACCATATTAGATGATGGGGAAGGTAATCTTTATGCTTCTTCTTCTTACACATGGAATTCTGGAAGTGTATTTTCAGGATCTACAAATGCAAATTTTGCAACTTTTGCCGAAGAAATAGACCCAGGTATTTTTCCTGGAGGTTTTAATAGATTAAACCTAATACCCCCAGGTTTAAGTATTCCTTCTGGTTATGTAGTAACATCCATTACTTATGACCCCCCAGCTGAATCTCCATTTTATATTGGGCAAATAGGAGTAAATACAGGGTATATAACTGCTAGTCTTCAAGGAACAGATTTAGATTATTTTGATGCTGATGGGTTAAATATATTTGCGGATAATGGAACTAATGGATTCTTCACTTCAAGTAATAATCCAGATCCTTCAGATACTATAACAGTTACATTTCAAAGCGAATCAGCTGAAGGAAGTGGAACCATAGTAGTAAATGAAAATGTAGGAAATATTATATATGAGCATGGAATGGCTGTTTTAACTAACACATCACTTCCTCACCGAAACCTTACAAATGCTTATAATGTAACATCTTCATTCCTTTCAGCAACAACAATATTAGAAGCTGAATATAAATGTGCTATTAGAGAAAATGAATTTAATTTTAGTACAAATCCATCTATAACTTCAGGAAGTATATCAATATCCAGTCCAATTGGGACATTCAATTCTGCAGGGGAAACACTATATAACTTTGCTACAGGTTCTTATTTTTCACCATATATTACTACTGTTGGTTTATATGATGATTTTCAAAATTTAATAGCTGTAGGTAAATTAGCTCAACCCCTACAATCTTCTACTACAACAGATACTACAATTATTATTAATTTAGATCTTTAACATGAATTGGACTTATAAAAACTTAATAATGGAAAATATTTCAGATTTTCCAGATGAAACTTATGGCTTTGTATATATGATAACTCATAAACCTACAGAAAAAGCTTATATTGGTAAAAAAATACTTCAGAATACTACTAAAGTAAAATTAGGCAAAAAAGAACTTAAAGAATACGAAGGTGTAGTAGGACGTAGACCTGCATATAAATTAGCAGTTAAAGAATCAAATTGGAAAACATATTGGGGTTCAAATAAATATCTAAAAGAATTATACGAAACAGAACCAAAAGAAAATTTTGATAGACATATTTTAATTTGTGCCCCCACAAAAAAATTATTAACATATTATGAAGTAAAATATCAAATGATATATCAAGTTTTAGAAAAACCCGAAGAATTTTTTAATGATAATATTCTTGGAAAGTTCTTCACTCGTGACTTTGATGTTTAAATAATTGTTCGTACATTACGACTTATGGTAAATGAACTATTAGTTAACCTCGTTAACTCTGTTTTAGGTTCTGGTAAACGAACAGCTAGAGGCAATCAAGCACATAATTGCCCTTTTTGTAATCACCACAAACCTAAATTAGAAATTAATTACACCGAAAACAAACAAGGAAATAATCCTTGGCATTGTTGGGCTTGTGATAAACGAGGAAAAACAATTAGTAGTTTATTTAAACAAGTAAAGGCATCCCCTGATAAATTCACAGAATTAAAAAAGTTAGTTAAAACTGGCTCTGAAGTCTCAGATTATACAATTACAAAATCAGTAACACTCCCTAAAGAATATAAACCATTAATATCTAATAATGATTTAATTGCTAGACATGCTAAAGCATATTTAAAATCAAGAAATATTGGAGAAGATGATATTATAAAATATAATATAGGATATTGTGAAAGTGGTAGATATTCTAAAATGATTATAATTCCATCATATGATGCTAATGGTAACTTAAATTATTTTACAGGTCGTTCATTTGAAAAAGAACCATATATTAAATATCGCAATCCAGAAGCATCAAGAGATATTATTCCATTTGAATTATTTATAAATTTTGATTTACCTTTAGTGTTATGTGAAGGTCCATTTGATGCAATTGCTATAAAACGAAATGCTATACCACTTTTAGGCAAAAACATTCAAGATAGTTTAATGAAAAAAATAGTTCAATCTACAGTTGAAAAAATTTATATAGCTTTAGATACAGATGCTATGAAACAAGCACATAAATTTGCAGAATATTTTATAAATCAAGGTAAAGAGGTCTATTTAGTAGAACTCAAAGGGAAAGACCCAAGTGAAATGGGATTTAAAAATTTCACTAAATTAATTCAAAATACGCTTCCCTTAAGTCAATATGATTTAATGGAGAAGAAGTTACAATTACTATGAGTAAAAAACAAATTAAACACTCTTACAACAGAATCCTAGAAGTTTCTGAAGATGCAAAACAAATTACTATGCCAGATTCACGGTACTACCGTAGAAATGGAAAGTATTATCCATCAATCACATACGTTTTAGGTTCTTATCCTAAGGGTAAATTCTTTGAAGATTGGTTGAAAAAAGTAGGTTATTCTGCTGAATATATTGTTAAAAAAGCAGGTGAACAAGGTACTCAAACCCACGAGATGATTGAGGATTATTTAAATGGTAAAGAACTAAACTTCTTATCACCATCAGGCAACCCACAATATGACCCATTAGTATGGCAAATGTTCTTACGCTTTGTTGATTTTTGGGAAGAATATAATCCAAAACTAATTGAAACCGAAGTACACTTATTTTCAGATGAAATCAAAGTAGCAGGTACTTGTGATATGGTATGTGAAATTGAAATTGATGGTAAGACAGAACTTTGGATTATTGATTTTAAAACATCAAACCATCTTCAGACAACTTATGACTTACAAACAGCTATTTATGGTAAATGCTATGAAGAATGTTATGGTAAAAAAGCAGATCGTTATGGTGTACTTTGGTTAAAATCTAATAAACGTAAAGCTGCAACAGGTAAAATTCAAGGTAAAGGATGGGAAATGTATGAATCAAAACGTACACAAGAAGAAAACATTGATATTTTTATGACTGTTAAAAAATTATTTGATTTAGAAAACCCTAGACATTCACCTGTCTTTACCGAATTTAGAACGCAAGCTAAAAGAAAGTTATAATATTTATAACAAAACACTAAATTCATGATATCATTGGTACAATTATTAAATGAAGTGCAAGGTAAACCTAAAGCAATCATATTAGCAGGTGCCCCTGGAGCTGGTAAAGGATATATTTTAAGTGGGTTAGATCTTAAAGGTTTAAAAGTACTAAACATCGATAATACATTTATTAATAAACTTAAACAAGCTAATGTTACTTTAGATCTTAAAAATGCTACACCTGAAGAGAGAAGCGAACAAGCTAAAGCAATGGCTGCAGCTAATAAAGAATTTAAAGGTGAGTTGCAAGGTGTAATAGATGGTAAACAATCCTTTGTCCTAGATGGTACAGCTGCTTCATATAATAAAACAGCAGAACTAAAATCTCAACTTGAAGAAGCTGGATACGATGTATTTATGCTTTATGTTTATACTGATCTACAACGTTCATTAAGCCAAAACCAAGATAGATATAGAAAATCAGGTGGTGAAGATAGAAGTTTAGCACCTGCAATTGTAATGCGTACTTGGAAAGGTGTAACTGAAAATTTACCTAAATATGCTGATTTATTTGGTAATAATTTCGTTGCTGTAGCTAATACATTAGATGATAGGATGCAAGATATAGATAAGATTATAGATAAATATCTCAAACCTTTCTCACCTAAAAACACAAAACCTAAAACTCCAGCTCAACAGAAGAAATCAGATGAGCGAAATGCACAAGATAAAAAAGAAATTCAAGCTATGTTAAGTGATGATTTTGTATACGATGTAATTGAGTATACAATGTCTAAAGATGAAGCACAAATGCGAATAGCACAATTTTTAAATTCATAATGAATCAATTAACTAAATATTTAGTAGATGGCATTCTTAATGAAGGTGATGAATCTTTAGATACTGTAGCTTTATTTGGGGGTGGTTTTAAACCTCCAACAAAAGGACATCTTGAAGTAGTTTTACAAGGTCTTAAAGAAAACCCCCAAGTAAAACAAGTTCAAATCCTTGTAGGTAGTGGTGAACGAAATGGTATTACACAAGAAGAAGCAGTTAAAATTTGGGAAATGTATAAAAAAATAATTCCTGTTTCTACTCAAATTATTAAAGTACAATCCCCATTTTCTTATATTAAAACATATTTACAAGATCATCAAGATGAAGATGTTTATATCTTTATAGGTGCTCGTCCCGATAATGAAGAAGATGATAAAGATGTAGCTGAACGTAGTACATATGCTAAAAAATATAGTAAAAAAGCTATCCCAGTTAGAGTTCAAACTACTGGGGGTGTAAGTGGGACAATGGCCCGTAAAGCAGCCTTATCAGGTAATAATGAAGAATTTATTACTTATTTCCCAAAACAACTAACAGATTCTGAAAAAGAAGAAATAATTCAAATGGTATCAAGTGTTATCAATGAATTAAAACTTCCTAATGTATCTGATATTAAGAAAAAATTTAAAATATTTCTTGAAAAATTAAAACAAGAAGGTAAAGAAACAAAAGATGCATTTAGCCTTTTAGTTAAAGCTGCTAAAGGTGAAATAGAACTTACTGATTTAGATAAACAACAAATTAAAGAACAACTTAAAGATATTCTTAAAGGAGTATTTGGAGCCGCAATATTTGCAATCCCCGCAGGTTCATTAGTTTTACTTTTACTTAAATTAATTAAATTAAGTAATATAGTTACCCCTACAGCATTTTTAGAAGAAAATGATCCCGAAGATGGTAAAGCTGCCCCTTATGGTTCAGGATATAATGAATTAAAGGAAGAAGATTTTTCACCATTAGGATATGCTAAAAGAATTATAAATGGAGATATTAGCTTTAGGGATGCAATGGAAGAATCAGGTATATCATTTGGTAATTTATCTAATTTGCTAAAAAAATTAGGTGCAGGACATTTAATCCAAACTTCATATAATTTAGATAATTTAAATGAAAATGCTTCATATTCTAAAGATATAGATATTAAGGGTAGAATAATGCAATTAACCCAACATATGTTAGATAAAGGGTACAATATAGAACCTTTACCTACAGTTGAATTTGTTGATGGTGATAGTGAAAATGCACGTGAATTCCTCGGTAAAACAGCGTATTATAACCCGGAAACACAAACAATCGTGCTATACACTGAAGGCAGACATCCCAAGGATATTGTACGTTCATTTGCACATGAGATGATTCATCATATTCAAAATCTAGAGGGTAGATTAGGTAATATTACTACAACTAATACACAAGAAGATGATTATTTAAATGATATTGAAGCTGAAGCTAATTTAAAAGGTACAATGACATTCAGAAATTGGAC